ATATGAGTAATGGTACAGATACATTTGGATATGGTAATAAATTTTATGAAACGTATTATTCATTATATGGTGCAGTAATTGATACTTTAGAAAATATACATTATACTCAATTGTATTTAAAATCTATGAACATACCATATAAAATGATTACGATTGGAAATTTATTTAGTATGGATGCAAGTATATCTAAATTAATTGAACTACAAACTGCCTCAAATTTAATGCAAGGAAAATATTCAAATTCAAAAATAAATAATATTTTTAACAAACTAGAAAAAGTAGAAGATTCTTGGTTCGATACTGATAATATTAAATATTTACTAAATAAAATAGATTTTTCTAAATTTATTTTTACAGATAACGTGTCAATACATGGATTTGGTGGTGGTATTATTGAGTGGTTTTTAAATAAAAATGAAATACTAACAGGAGGAAATCATCACCCATCATCTGAACAACATCAGCAATTTTTTGAAGAATTTTTATGGGATAAATTAAAAAATGAAATAAATGGAGTTACTAAACAAACAATTGATAAAAGATTACTTATCTAATAATCATACAATCGATGAATCAACTGGTGAACTAATATTAGAACCAGTTAAGTATCGTTGGACACATGGTGCAACCGATTTACACTTAGGTGATGGGTTATTAGTATATTCTCTCATACTATTTAATAGAGCAAAAACCTGTGTATGTATTGGTTCAGGAGGAGGATTCATCCCACGTCTTATGACACAAGCTCGTAAAGATTTATGGGAACAAAAAATATTTGAAGGAAATAATTCTACAGAGTGGGGAGATATTGGGACTACATTGATTATAGATGCAGCGAATGGTGTGGGTGGATTTACAGATTGGACCGAAGAAAATAGTTTTTTAAGAAAACATTTTGACCCACAAGTTATATTGGAAACTTCTGAAAGGGCTTTCTATGATTATTTTGTAAGGCAAGATATTAAGATAGATTATTTACATATTGATGGAGACCATTCATATGAAGGTGTAAAAAAAGATTTTGAATTATATTCAACTATAATGTCTGAAAATGGAATTATAACAATACATGATACTGACCAAAACTATCATGATACATTTGTGGTAACCGAAAATGCTAAGAAAGATTTTGTTCCGTTTGATGGGCCTGCAAAATTTATTAAAGATTTAGAAAAAAATAATGAATGGAATTTGGTAAAGTTAAATAATTTTCGTATGTTTGACAAAATAACATCAACAACCGGATTTACAATACTAACAAGAAAATAAAATAATGAATAAAATAAGATTAGTTACGGTAACAGGTAGCAGAGTGGATACTTTGGAATATATGTTAAATCACTATTATAATTTAGTTGATGAAATCCACGTAGTAGCATATGATACTAAAAATGGACAGCACGATAAAGTAAAAGAGATTACTGATAAATTTAAAGATAAAGTTTTTTTATATAAGCATGAAGATGACCAAGAATATAATTGGGAAACAGTTACAGCTATATACAATGAAATTAAAAGTTTACACCCAAATGATTGGTGGGTAGTTTCAGATGATGATGAGTTTCACGTTTACTCAAAACCATTGCAAGAAATAATAGAAGATTGTGAAGTTAATGGATGGAATTTAGTTAGAGGTGGATTCATAGATAGAATTGGACCAGATGGTAATTTTGCAGAAATAAAACCAATATCTAAAAAAGAAAGTATATTTTCTCAATTTCCAATGGCTGGATTTTTTAGAACACCAATGAGTTCAGCTTGCCCAAATAAAGTATGTATAATGAAAGGTAATATAGAAATAACTGCCGGTCAACATTATGCAAAAATAAATGGCCAAACAACTTGGAGATGGCAGGGATGGAATCATCCACAAATTGCACCAACTAATAAATACAGTGTACAAGTTCATCATTTTAAATGGGATAAAACGGCTGGTGATAGAATAAAAAAAGTAGCAGATATTCGTAAAGAATATGCATACTCTACCGAATATTTAAAAATGTATCAATCATTAAAAAGTACTGATTTTAAATTGGATACAAAGGATGTTGAATATATGTTTGAATATTGTCCAACTGCTAATTTTGAAAATTATAAAAATTGGAGTAAATTATTTAATAAAATAATATCTATATAAAAGGTTATATGGCAGAAAATAAAAAGTTATCTATTATAGTTCCGTATTCGGATAGAAAGGAACAACTCTACACATTCATAGGTCATATGGAGTACTTTCTAAAAGAGAAAGTAGATTATCAAATCCATTTCATTGAACAAAAAGATGCAGATGTTTATTTTAACTATGGAAAGTTATGTAACATAGGAGTTGATATCACTGCTCAAAATTCCGACTATTATGTATTCCATGATATAGATTTATTACCTAAGCAAGATATTTGCGATTATACCTATTCACATTATCCTGTACATTTATGTACTAATTTAAAACCATATGCTAATTGGATTGGTGGAGCTTTTAAAATATCTAAAGAAGATTTTATTAAAGCAAATGGATTTAGCAATGATTATTGGGGAGGTATTTTTCATTGGGAAGATTTACTTTTTAGATTAAATAAAAATAAATTATTACCTTTAAAAAGATTTTTTACAAAAGATGTTTATAAACCCCATAGATTAATTGATACGGATGAGGTTACAAAATTCAGTAAAAAAACAGTTTATCCATTTGTATCCAATACGGATAATTGTGCATTTATAAAATCAAATAAAAAAACGGATTATCTTTTTGAAGATTCATTTACTATTTCTATGAATATTTGGATAGATGATGAACAATCACAAGACGGATGTATTATTGGTAAACAAGGATATGATATGGGCATCTTTGTTATGAAAAATGAAGCAATATGTGTACAACTATGGAGTGATGAGAATGAATTATCTAACATATGGTATCCACATAAAAATCATACAAATCAATGGGTAAATCTTTCTTTAAAAGTTGATATGGATAAGGCCAAAGCAACTTTATATATTGATGGAAAGCCTGTTAAAAGTTGTAATTTACCTAATATGTTAAAAGATTTTAGAGGTAAAGATGTTTGGATTGGTAGTATGGCGTTTAAAGATGCATTTAACGGAAAATTATCAAATTTATTATGTTTTGATTATCCATTAAATGATTCTGAAATTGAAAAATTGTATATAGATGGTTATAAAACCGATGATACGATTAACACTAATTTTGATGCAATAATTGATATTCCATTTACTAAAAAATTTGGAGATTTTTATGTTGATGAATCTAAATCAAAATCACACGCTAGATTAATATCAACCGGATTACATCAACCAATATTTTCAGAAGATATAACACTTTCATATGAAATTAATATGCCTGAAGAATGTTTGGGTAAGTTTGAAGTAATGGAAGATTCTAATAAATTTGAAAAATTAAAAAATTATAGTTGGAATGAAAAAGATGGTAATTTTGTAGAAAATGAAACTATATTTTTTTACGAAATAGCTAATAAAACATTAGATACTAATAATTTTGGATTAAATACACTATCTTACGATTTATATAAAACAGAACAAATAAAAGATAACATTTTTTTACACTCAATTAAAATATAACAACAATGGCAAAATTAAAATTAGAAGAAACATCAACTCCATCGCAAGATTTGGAAGCAATCGTTCTTGAAACTAGAAAAGTAAAAGCATTAGAAAAAATCGCAAATTCAGTAGATGCATTGACTGTATGGTTTGAAGAAATTGATAAAAAAGAATGGGGTGAAAGAATTGCATGGTATTTATACGATTTTCATAATATTTTGAAAAACGGAGCAAGTTCATCAACCGAAACAGCTGAAACTCAAACAGAACAACCAGTGCCACCAAGAAAGGTAAGACCTAAAAAAGATATAGAAACAGTTTAATTTAAACTATGAAATTAGGAGTTATAGTTCCATATAGAAATAGAGAATCGCATCTAAGTAAATTTACAGATGAAACATCTAAATATTTAAAATCTAAAAAAATAGATTTTGAAATAGTTGTAGTAGAACAATCCGATGACAAACCTTTTAATAGAGGTAAGTTATTAAATATTGGATATCTTAAAGCTAAAGCACTTGGATGCGATTATGTTGTATTTCACGATGTAGATATGATACCAATTGATGTAGATTATACATATTCGGAAATACCACTACATCTAGCAACTAACTTTGATTTAGAATATGAAAAATCTAAAAACTTAGTATTTGATGATTATTTTGGAGGCGTAACTATGTTATCAAATTCTATGTTTGAAAAAATAAATGGATATTCTAATCTATATTGGGGATGGGGGTTTGAAGATGATGATTTATTATTTAGAATAGACCAAAAAAACATATTGTTAGATACTAAAATCATTGGTAAAAAGGAAGTTAAAAAAGTGTATGGATTATCATTTAATGGCAAAGATTCATACATTAAGATACCAAAAAAAGATTTATTAGATTTTGAAAAAGATTTAAGTATCTTAATAAGTTTTAAGCCAGATGATATTGTATCGAATCCAACCAAAGAATATGATGAATATACTGTATTCTCAATGCCTGGATATGATACAAGTATTTCTTATAATTCATTTAGAAGATATAAAGCTGATATTTGGAATATTTCGGATAAATGTACTTCAATTAATTCAGAAATATTAATAAATCACTTTACACAAATGTGTTTAACATATTGTGCAAAAACAAAAGAAATATCTTTATACAAAGATGGTGAATTAATTGAAACTACTAAGATAAAAAATGGTATTAAAAATTATTCTGATGTAGAATTTTTCTATTTAGGTGTTGGTTCTCCTGAAAGAGATACAAATCAAAATTACTTTTTTGGAATTATATCCGAATTTGCAATTTTTGATAAACAATTAAATGAAAGAGAAATCGAAGTATTGGCTGAAAACACTTTAGAAAATTCTTATTTAGAAAATTTTAGAGCATACAAATCATCTAATAATTTAAAATTATATTATGATTTTAAATTTTATAAAAATGGTAAAATATTAGATTTATCAGGAAATGGAAACGATGGAGAAATTCATAATTCACATTTTATAAAATCCAACCAAACATTAGGTAAAGAGATGAGTGTACCATATAGACGAGAAAGTTTATTTAAATTACTTTCGCATAAGCCAAATAGTTGGAATGGTGCAAGTTGGGTTCACAAAGAAACAAGAATAAATCAACTTAGATTTTTAAACGAAATTAAAAAAGGATTATACGATATTAATATGGATGGGTTAAATAGTTGCTTATACCAACCAATTGGTGAAGCAAGTGTTGGGCACATACATCATATGTCTGTATTATTATAAAAAGTTATAGGATGGCTCATAAGTTAGGAGTTTGTGTACCATATAGGAATCGTGAAGAACATATGAATAAGTTTGTTCCACATATTAGTGAATTTTTAACTAATAGAGGAATTGAACATACAATATATCTTGCACATCAATGCGATGAAAAATTATTTAATAGAGGTTTAATGAAAAACATTGCAGCTAAACACGCATTTGAAGATGGATGTGATTATATTGTTTGGCATGATATTGATATGGTACCTGAAGATGATAGTTGTGATTATTCATATCCAGAAGAAAATCCACAACATATAGCAGTTAGAATTTCACAATCAGATTATAATTTAAAATATCAAGAATACTTTGGTGGAGCAGTTGTTTTTACAAAAGAACAAGTTCAAGCAACCAATGGCTACTCAAATGATTATTGGGATTGGGGAATGGAAGATGATGATTTGTTTTGGAGATGTATTCAAGAAGGAATGGTTGATAAACAAAATTTATCTTACGAAAAAACAAAAAAAGTAGGAGTATTTAATGGTACTAATTCATATATTAAAGTTCCAAATCAAAAAGATGATAAATTACGATTAGCAGTTGGAGCTTGTCATACTATATCAATTTTAGTTAAAGCTGACCAACAAATTGAAAAAGCACCAATATGGTTAATAGGAGATTCTGATAGAAAATTTGTAGAATATCCAATTATCAGAAAACCTGGATTTGATTGGGGAGTATCATTTAATAATAGTAGAGCTTATACTGGTATGTTATGGAACTCACATAGAGAACCAATATATCAATGGGTTAAACGATATGAGAATGAATGGAGTTGGATTACTATGGTAGTAGATTCCAAAAGAAAGAAGATGTATTTGTATATCAATGGTAGAGAGAGTAATGCTAGAAATGGTATGGGTACTCAATCACCAATACGATATAGACATGATTTAAAAAGATATGGTAGTGAACCATTTTATATAGGACACACTCCATCGGTAGCTGGTTTTGAACCAAATGCATTTTTTAAAGGCGAAATTGCTGATATTAAATTATGGAATAGAGCATTAGACGAAGCCGAAGTAGAAATATTACATAGACAATATTCGACAAATGGATTAGCTTTACATTACAATTTTGATGATATTGAGAATGGATATTTAATAGACCAATCAGAATTAAATGATGGCTTTATAAATAATGTTATATTTGAAGATAGAGAAATTATAATACCAGATGTAATTTTACCTCATAGAAGAGATGGTAAATTCCTATGTTTGCCACATCAAACCGAAGGATTGATTAATGTAGGTGGTGTTGAAAAATGGGCTAAAGGAGAAACAACTGCGCGAAATGAAAGAAGATATGTATTAGAAATGCAGCAGGGAAAAATTGATTATAAAAATGATGGTATTAATAATATGCATTATAAATATATTAGTACAACAACAATATTTGAAAGACACAAAATGATTAATGTTCATTGTTAATAAATAAAATATGGCAGACGAAAAAACCTATTCGGAGAATCCGATATATTTGAGAGTAAAAGAAGAATTAAACGAAGTTGGACCAGGAATGTGTGCAGCTAAATGGACTCAAGTTACATTACAGTTACAAAATGGCCATAATCATTCTTGTCACCACCCCAGAACTCATAAAATTTCAGAACAAGAAATTGCACGAAACCCATCCGCACTTCACAATACGAGATATAAAAAACTTCGTAGAAAAGAAATGCTGCAAGGTAGTAGACCTTCGGAGTGTGATTATTGTTGGGGAGTGGAAGATAATTCCGATAGATTTAGTGATAGAATATTTAAATCAGGAGAAAGTTGGTCTTATCCGTTTTTAAAAGAAATTAAAGAATCCGATTGGAGAGATGATTATAATCCAAAATATGTAGAAGTTGCATTCAGTAATGCTTGTAACTTTAAATGTTCATATTGCGGACCGGCATTTAGTTCTAAGTGGGTAGAAGAAATTGAACAATATGGAGCGTATCCTACATTGGATAATTTTAATTCACCGGATTGGTTGAAGTTAGAAGATAAATTTCCAATTCCTGCCAGAGAACATAATCCATATGTAGAAGCATTTTGGAAATGGTGGCCTGATTTATATAGAGATTTACATACATTCAGAATTACAGGTGGAGAACCATTGATGGCAAAGGATACTTGGAAAGTATTGGATTATATCTTAGAACAAGAAAATCCAAATACCGAATTAAAATTAGCAATTAATTCTAATTTAGGTGTGCCTACTTCATTGGTTGAAAAGTTTATTGAAAAAATTAAACAAATTGAAGATGAAGGTAGAGTAAAAGAAATTGTAATTTTTACATCCGTAGATACTTGGGGAGAACAAGCTGAATATATTAGAACTGGTTTAGAATTTAATAGATTTTGGGACCACGTAAATAAAATATTAACGGAATGCCCGAGAGTAATTATTACGTTCATGTCTACATACAATGCATTGAGTGTATTTAATTACGAAACACTAATCCACAACGTATATGGATTGAAAGATACTTACGCTTCAACGGATAGATATTGGAATTCAGCAGTGTTTTTGGATTCATCTTATTTAAGATATCCATTACACCAAACTGTACAAGTCCTTCCTTATGATTTTGCAAAATATATTTTAGACCAATCTAAATTGATTACATATTATGCAGCTCCATCATTTAGTCCTGAACATATTGGATATAGTGATGTTGAAGTTCAAAAAGTAAAAAGAATATATGATTGGATGAATGCACCACAAGATGCAACTCAACAAATGAAAAATAGATATAGTTTTTATCAATACTTTTCTAACCATGATATTCGTAGAGGAACTAATTTTGTAAAAACATTTCCAGAATTAGAAGAATTTTATAATTTTTGTAAAACAATAAAAGTTTAAGTTATGAGTTTAGTAGTTAGTAAAGAAAATATATTTTTCATTTTACCAGAAAGTAGATACGCAGTATCGGATAGAATTGATAGATGGATGGAAGAGGATTTTACAGTACATTTGACTGCAAAATTATTTCCTGAAAAATTAGAAAATAAGCAAGCATATATGTTTGCTAGAAATGGAATGCATTCGGGTATTTCGGCTTTTAAAGATGATTTTGGAAATGTAAATGTTGTATTTACATATTGGTTTAAAGATGAAAATGGAGAGCAAAAGGTTAAACAAATATTTTATGGATTAGCAGACATTGAATTAAATGAATTCAATGAATACAATATGATTTGTGATAATTTTGTAGAAAGAAAAATAGATTGCTATGTTAATAATAAATTAGTAGGAACAATTTATTTTGAAAATGACGAAAGGCAATCATATGAATCAGCTTTTTATTGGTTTGGGTGTGGTAGTATGATTGGACCAGAAGAACATAGAGGGTATGGCGATTTTGAATATAAACTATGTTTTGTACTAAATAAACAATTACAATTAATAGATATACAAGATATCGTAGATAATTACAAAGACAAATATAGTCATGTTGTATTTAATGATTTAAGAAAATTAAATTACGATTATCCATTACGAAAGAATTTTGCATTTATGTGTGATTTTGACCATTTCAATAGATATAAAGTATGGGATATAAGTTTTAGTGGAAACTATCCGCAATTTTACATAGAACACAATATATATTTTTAAAGAAGTTATGAAAGTACTTATTACAGGAGGGGCAGGCTATTTAGGTTCTGTAATTGTTGGTAAAATGTTGAATGCTGGATACGATGTTGTTGTATTAGATAAATTATTATTTAATCAAACTTCATTACTCCAATATACATCTAATCCAAAATTCAAATTTATTTACGGAGATGTTCGTAACGTAACCGAATTGGAAAGGTTATGTAAAGAAGCAGATATTATCATCCCATTAGCAGCAATTGTGGGATTTCCCGCATGCGCATCTGACCCAAATTTAGCAAAAGAAATAAACTTTAATCAAATCTTTAATATTGTAAGATTTGCAAAAGATAAAAAGATTTTATATCCAAATACAAATAGTGGATATGGAATTGGAGTTGGGCAAAGCGAATGTACTGAAGAATCGCCACTTACACCTATTTCAGTTTATGGACAAACTAAATGTGATGCTGAAAACTTTTTAAAAGCAAATACATCGGCAATTACATTTAGATTAGCAACTGTTTTTGGAGTTTCACCTAGAATGAGAACCGATTTGTTAGTAAACGATTTTGTTTATAAAGCAATTACGGATAAATACATTGTAGTATTTGAGAAAAATTTTAAAAGGAACTTTATTCATGTTGAAGATGTAGCATCTGCATTCCTTTTTATGTTAGAAAATTATGAAACATATAGAGGTGAAGTTTTTAATGTAGGATTGAGTTCGGCAAATCTTTCAAAGCAAGAATTGTTAAAAAAGATACAATCCCATGTAAAGGATTTTGCGGTATCATACAACGACTTTTATGAGGACCCTGATAAAAGAGATTACATCGTATCAAACGCTAAAATAGAAGCGACTGGTTGGATGCCAGAGTGGGATTTGGATAAAGGTATTAAACAATTAATTCAAGGATATCAAATGATAGTTCCCAAAATGGGAGCAGAATTTAGAAATGGTTTTCCTTTAGGATACGCAAATCAAACATAATATGAGTAATAAATGGGATGAGTTTCAAATTACTCCATCAAAAAAATTCGGTTATGAAGTACCAACATATACTCCATCAATTTATAGAGAATATAGAGGTGAAATATTTACAACCTTTCATTCAGAGGAACATCCTGTAATGACTCAAATCCATTATGATAAATCAGAAATTAGTATTCATGGTAGATTCTCAAAATCATATAAAGGTGTATTAAGAGGATTACATTACGATAATAAGACTTGGAAATTAGTTCAAGCAGCAGTTGGAGATATTTACCTAATTGTTTTAGATATGAGAAAAGAAAGTCCTACTTTTGGAGAGTGGGAATCTTTTATGATAACTGAGAAAGATAGAAATCAAATATTAGTTCCACCGGGTTTTGCAAACGGACATTACGCATTAACTGATTGTATGTTCCATTATAATTTATTTTATAAAGATGGTTATGTGGATGCGGATGAACAAGGAGTGGTTAAATGGAATGACCCGGAATATCAAATGGAATGGCCAACAATCAACCCCATATTACAAAAAAGAGACAGATGATACAAAACTTAGAACAATATCCAATATTAAGAGATATTCAACACACAGCAGAATCATTAATTGATTTTGAAAATTTAATAGTAAAACATTGGGAAGATGGAAAGATACGAGGCCCAATTCATTTATCAAACGGAAATGAAGAACAACTAATTGAAATATTCAAACGAATTAAAACTTCGGATTGGGTTTTTAGTACATGGCGTTCTCACTATCACGCATTATTAAAAGAAGTTCCTATTGATTGGATTGAAGAAGAAATTCTTAAAGGAAAATCAATTACTCTTTGTAATATTGATGAAAAGTTTTATTCATCCGCAATTGTAGGTGGTACTCTTTCGGTAGCATTGGGAGTAGCAATGGGAATTAAACAAAACGGTAGTGATGAAAAAGTATTTGTGTTTGTAGGTGATATGTCATTTGAAAGTGGTATATTTTACGAAGTTCACAAATATGCAAGAAACTTTGATTTACCAATTGTATTTATTGTAGAAGATAATGCAGTTTCAACATATACACCTACTGAAGCAACTTGGAATACTAAAAGAGAAGTACCATCAGACGTAATACATTATACATATAAATCAAAATATCCTCACTATGGAAGCGGTAAATGGGTTGTATTTTAAATTAATATATACTGATTGGTATATTGAAGGTGGAGAAAGAAAACCACATGGTAATGGTACACACCCTGCTATATGTGATTTTATACAAGATTCTATAAAGAGAAATTTAAAAATGGATTGGTTTAAAGCATTACAAAATAATGCGGAAGAAAAAGTTATAAAATTTGGCCATTCGGAATTGATAAATTATTTTGGTAGAAATTTTAGAACAAATATAATTTCATCAAATCAAATATTGGATGATGAGTTTACCTATATCTATCCAATTGAAATTAAAGCAACTTTGAGTGGTTTAAATGATTTAAATAAATTTAAAATAGGAGATACATCCTATGAATATTATTTTAAAGATATAATTCCAATTGATATATTGAATCATTTAAAATCTGGTAAAGTTAAAATATTAATCAACATAACACATGACCCATTATATGATGAAAATAATATTAGAAAATTTGAAATACAATTAAATGAGTTGGGAATAGATGGTTCAAATATTATATTTTTAGGTGGAAGTAAATTTGTAGAATATTATGAAAAACATCCATCTAGCAAAGTAAAAATATATAATGGACATTTATTTATTAGAGGATATGTAGACCAAATAAAAGAATTTCCGTGTGTAGGTAATTTGGGTTATATGTGTGAATTATTTAAAGAAGAGGATTTAAATTCATCAATAATTAGAAAAAATAAATTCATTTGTCCAAATAGAACTATGGAAAAGCCACAAAGAGCTATTATGGGCTATTTTGCATTAAAATATGATTTGTTAAAAGAAGGAATGTTTACATTCATTCAAAAAACATCAAAAAATAGATTAAAAAGTGCAATAGAGCAAGTGTATATTGATACAAATGAAAATATTAATAAATACACATCAGAATTAGAAGCATTGTTACCATACGAAGAAGATACTGATATATTATTACCTGAACAAAAATCAAATTTTGGTTCTAAAAACAATAAAAAAACTTGGTATTCAGATTCGTATTTTCATTTAGTAACCGAAACATTTTTTGGACCAAATGTATTTCTTTCAGAAAAGATATTTAAACCGGTTTCAAATTTACAACCATTTATAGTATTTGGAGATTATTTAACATTAGCCGAATTAAGAAAATTAGGATTTAAAACATTTGAACCATTTATAGATGAAAGTTATGATTTAGAAAAAGACCCTAAAAAAAGAACATTACTTTTAGAAAAAGAATTACTTAAATTAAAAAATATGACAATAGAAGAAATGCATAATTGGTATTACTCAATTGTTGATATTTTATTATATAATAAAAAACATTTATATACATTTGAAAAATATGAATGTTTTGATGAAATATTTGGACAAATAAAATTTGATTACGAAAATAAAAAAATAATATAAAATGGAATTTACAGGAAAAAAAGTTATTGTAACCGGAGCTAATGGATTAGTAGGTTTACCAACAGTTAGAAAATGTTTAGAAGATGGCGCAGCTAAAGTATATGCCGTAGACCTTAAATTTAGTGAAAATTTAGAATTTTTACAAAAACAATATGGACACGATAAATTAACTTTAGTTAAAACGGATTTGACATATTTATCTCATTGTGAAGATTTATTTAATATGGATGATATTAACATCGTATTACATATCGCAGGTGTTAAAGGTTCACCAGCTCGTTCATCACAAAATCCCGCGGATTATTTATTTCCAATGTTGATGTTTAATACAAATATGATTAAAGCATCGTTTGATGCAAAAGTAGATTGGTTTGTATATCTTTCATCGGTTGGAGTTTATAAGCCGGCAGATGTGATGAATGAAGAAGATACTTGGAATCAGGAAGAAACTTGGGCATCAACCCCATCTCGTTTAGATTGGCATCCAGGTTGGACAAAGAGAATGGGAGAACTTACATTGGATTCATTAAGAGTTCAGTATGGTTGGGATAATTGGACTGTAATTAGACCTTCCAACATATATGGAACAAATGATAATTTTGCACAAGATGCAACTGTTATTAGTTCTAATATTTGGAAATTATTTAATGTAGACGGAGAAGAAATGGTTTGTTGGGGAGATGGTTCATCTAAAAGAGATTTTGTATTTGGAGATGATGTTGCACAAGCTTCATTGGATGTAGTTAAAAAAGAAGTTAAAGATATTATTAACTTTGGTTGCGCAGAAGCAGTAACTATTAAAGAAACAATTGAAACTATTGTTGAATGTTACAAAGAAATCACAGGCAAAACAAAAGTTATAACTTGGGATTCTACAAAAACAAACGGAGACCCTATTAGATGTTTAGGTTCTAAAAAACAAAAACATTATGGAATTTTACCACAAACTACTTTAAAAGAAGGTTTGACTAAATCTATTTTAGAATACAAAAGCAGATTATAATGAAGCATGTTGTAATATCGGGATGTTCTTTTACAAATAATTATCGTTGTAATTTATATGATGAAAAACATTGGTTAAATGATAGAATTGAAGATTGGACTTGGGCACATTGGCTACAAGAATCTTTAAAGGAAACACATATACTTCATAATTATGGAACAATTACGAATGATAATAAAACAATAATTCGTTCTATTATATATAAAATTTCAGACTTATTAAAAGAAGGAGTTAATCCAAACGATATAAGTGTTATTGCACAGTTTACTTCTTTAACTAGAAATTCATTTTTTGTAACTCCTGAAAAATATCAAAAAGCCAACCCAGCTTTAAGATTTCAAAAAAATACTGAAAGTTGGCCACATACTGTTGATTATTTAATAAATGGTAAAGATAAAGTATCACCATATCAACAAGGATATTTTCATTTGACAGGTGGATATAATATGACAGAAAATCCTATAAATTTAGATACATTTATTTGGAATTATCATCAAAATCTTCTATCATATGATGAAAGATATTTTGAATGGTTTGAATATATTTGTATGTTATTAGATTTTTGTAAATCGAATGGGATTGAAAATATTAAATTTTTTACTATGAGTAATAATTTTAGTAAAAAATATTTAGAAGAAGGAAAAACGCCACCATTTTATCATACACCAAAATCAAAATCAGTATATGAATGTATTATAGAAAATAAAGATATTTGTGATACATGGGAACAAAAAGATTTACATTTTAACAATTCATATGTAAAAACATATGCAGATAAAATAGATTTTAAAAAATACTTTTGGTTTTATGAAGAAAATTTTGTACATTTGTATGGTGGAATTATAGAATGGAGTATTAGAAATTTTGACTCTAATATAGATGGTGAATTGCCAAACGTATTATGGAGAGAAATGAATTTTATGAATGTAGATGAACAAAAAAAATATTTAGAAAAAAGTTGGTATGGACACACATCGGCCATATTAACTAAAAAATTCGTAAATGATGTAGTTCTTAATTGGGAAATATTTAAATAAATTATTATGAAAAAAACAGACAAGGTTTTAGTTACAGGAGCAAGTGGATTTATAGGTTCACACTTATTAAGGTTGTTACACGAAAAGGGTTATAGAAACCTTCGTTCAACATCATTCAGTAGAGATTTGAGAAACGATTTTGAAGGAACATCGGAAGTAGAACACATTAAAGGAGATTTACAAAATGCAGAGTTTTGTGAACTAATCAGTAAAGATGTAGATGTTGTATTTCATTGTGCAGCAAACACATCAAATGCATTAGACACCAAATTCAACCCATTATTACACGTTACTCCAAATGTGGAGATGAATGTAAACTTAATGGAACAAAGTTGGAAAAACAAAGTTAGAAAGTTTTTATTCATATCATCTAATACAACTTACCCTGATATGGGAACTGAATTTTGTACCGAAGATATGAACGTACACGCTACTCCAATGTTGCCTGTTTATAAAGCAGTTGGTGGTATGAAAAGATATGGTGAAATGTTATGTGATTTCTTTTCTAATCAGATTCACGAACCAATGCAATGTTTGATTGTTAGACCTTCAAACGCATTTGGCCCTAATGATAAATTTGATTTTGAAAAATGCCATGTTACTCCTGCAAACATTCGTAAGGTAGCAGATGGTTTAAATCCAATCCCAGTTTGGGGTGATGGTACGGAAGTAAGAGATTTATTACATGTTGAAGATATGGCAGATGGGTTTATCTTTGTAGCGGAAAATAACGATACATACGATATTTTCAATGTATGTTATGGCGAAGGGTTTACAGTAAATGAAACACTTGCAACAATTAAAGAATTGGATAACAATACAAATCCAATTGAATATGTAAATAATAAAGCACCAATGATTCCTATCCGATTATTATCTTCAAAAAAGATTAATGATTTAGGATGGAAACCAAAGAGAAACTTAAAAGAAGCTCTTAAAGAAACAATTGAATGGTATAAAGCAAATAAACATTTATATAATCCAAATTCTAGACCATAATGAGTGTACCACAAACATCACCATATAAAGATGAACTTACAAAAGCAATGACATTTCTTGCTGAAAAAGAAGATACAATCTTTATTGGCCAGCAAATAGTTTACGCAGGAAATCCAATGAGTACGACCTTAACGGAAGTACCAAAGGAAAAAATGATTGAAGTTCCTGTTATGGAAGAAACACAAATGGGTATGAGTTTAGGATTGGCAATTACAGGTAAAACTGTAATATCATTTTACCCTAGATGGGATTTTTTAGTGTCTGCAGCAAATCAGTTAATCAATCATGCTGATAAATTTGAACATATGACCGGTAAAAAGGTAAATGTTATTATCAGAGTTGGTGTGGGAAGTAAAGACCCATTAGACCCAGGTATTCAACATAGAAACGATTATACGCAAGAATTTAAATCAATATTACAATTCACTAAAATTTGGGAATTAAAAAATTCAGAAGATATTTATAGTATATACACTAACGCTTATAATGAAGGCGGTGTTCATATTATCGTTGAATGGCCTGAATTATATTATAAAAATTAAAATTATGAAAAAATTACCCATAATATCATTCTTTGTAAAATGGTATGAAACTTATAAAATGAAGAAAAAAATTCAAAAAAAGCTAGAAGAATTGAAAAAAAGAGACCCATTTGTTTATAAAAATTTCTAAACTAATAGATTTGGGATATTTATACATATGAATTCAATAAACGAAGCAGATAAGCCTAAGGTAACAAAGCTGGTAGTAGTATACTCCGGCCGTTTCCAACCATTCCATAAAGGACATTATGCTACTTATTCAAAATTAGTATCAAAATTTGGTGCTAACAATGTTTATATAGGTACATCAAACGATACAAGTTCTGATAAATCTCCTTTCAATTTTAATGAGAAAAAGAAGATAGCAACTACAATGTTTGGTATCCCATCTACTAAAATCATTAGAGTTGGAAATCCATATGCTCCAAAAGAAATACTTTCTAAATTCGATGGTAAAACTACTCAATATATTGCAGCAGTAGGTGAAAAGGATGCGAGTAGATTGCATGGTAAGTATTTTAAACCATACAACAACAAAATGGGATATGGTTACGATGAAATTGGTTATGTATATCCAGTACCCGCTGAACAAAATCCAATTAGTGGAACAGATGTTCGTAATGGGTTGGGTAGTGATAATGCAGAAAAATCAAAAAAGTTTTTCTTAAAAGCATATCCAAAATTTGATAAAGATATATACAAAATGATAACAGGTAAATTAAATGAATCAGTAAATACAGAACCATCATCTGAATTAAGACCTGAACCACATCCTACAAGACATGAAACTGAACATCCGGAAGATGAAAAGAAAGCATTTGACGGAAATAAAGCACCATATGACCCAATATCTGAATTATTAGGTAGAGTAGCAGCAGAAGAAATATTTAAAGATTTTGTTACTGAATATTTTGGTGAAGCTGGAAATAAAGCATTGGATGTAGATATTAGTTATACAAATAGTAAAGGTGAACAAAAGAAAATAAAAGCAAGAGATGCGTTAAGATTACCAAAAGAACATCCGGCACATATTCAAGCATCAAAAATAGCAGGACCAGAAGATGCTCCTGCAAACGAACCAAAGAAAAAAGAAGAACCTGGAAAAGCAGCGGCACAATCTGCAAAGCCGGCTCAACCAGGTCAACCTGTTAAAAAAGACCAAACTACACAAGGTAAAGCTGATAAAGCTAAAGGTGGAAAAGCACCTGCGGCAGATACACCGCCACCAAATAAATTAAGTGGAGCTGAACTAAAATCATCAGCTGAGAAACCACCGGTAGACCCGAGAGAAAAAGAAACCAAACAACAATTAGATAAAGAAGTTGCTAAGTTACCAAAAGAAGACCAAGCGGTAGCTAAAGAAATGAATGACCCTAATTCTGAGAGTAGAAAATCAACAGCCAAAAATATTGGTGATTGGTTTAAGAAAAAAGGAGAAGGTTTATGGGATGGTGCAAAAGAATGGGCACATGAAAAGAAAGAAATGGTTACCGGAAGTGTTGATAGTGTTAAATCACTTATCAACTCAGGCGGTAAATTGGGTTATGCAAAAAATGAAGAAACAGGAAAGTACGAATATAGTAAAGAAGCTCATCATAAACAAAAACATGCATTAAAACATTTAGCAAAAGATGTTGTATTGTTAGGAGTATCTATGGTGGGAGCAGCTGCAATTGGTGGAGCAATTCATGGAGCAATGGCTGGACACGCTGCAGTTCAGGGTGCAATGCATGGGGCAGCGCATGGTGTCGCAGGATTAGCACATCACGGAGCAACTGGGTTTGCGGCACACGTTGGTAAAGATTTAGTAAAACATTCATTCTTTGAAACAATGGGTCTTGCCGGTCCTCACGCTGCTGGAGCAACTGCTGCGGTTGGTGTAATTGGCAGTTTGATGGAAGGAGAGGGAGATGATAGTGGTGCAAAATTTGTAGATAAAGTTGTATCTAAAACTTTAGAAAAATTATCTACATATCAGATGTCCAATCAGCAAATGTTAGATTCTGTAAGAAAATACAATGAAAATAAACCTAAAAAAGATTTAGAAGATTTAATAAAAGAAAATATTTCAGAAACAAAACAAAAATCTATTCAACACTTTGTAGAATGGGCAACAGGCCGTTTGAAATTACAAGAACAACCAAAAGTAAATTTGATAGGTGGTGGGCAATTTGCAGAAACAAAAAGTTCATTAGGTGGATATAACCCACAAACTAAAGAAATATATGTAGCAATTGAAGGAAGATTGGGGGCAGATATTCTTAGAACTATTGCACATGAAATGGTTCATAGAAAGCAAGATGAGATGGGATTAGTAAGAAATGAATCCGATGGAGATGATGGTTCTCCAATTGAGAATAATGCACATGCGGTAGCCGGAATCTTAATGAGAGAATATGGTAGAATTAATAAACAAATTTATACTGAAGATATCAATATAGATGTTGATAAGGGTGATACTGTTTTGATGGGAAAATTTAAGAACAAAAAAGTTGTTGTTAAAGATTTTGGAAAAGATGACCACGGAATGCCAACGATTAATGGTAAAAAAGCAACTACATTTAGATTGGGAGATAAGGGACAAAACGTTTTTAAATCAACCGATGAAGTTAGTGCTTCTGATTGGCATTTTAAAGCAATTATGAAATTATGGGATAAAGCAGGCTCATTCGGTAGGAAGAAAATAGGAGCAGCGGTTTGTGCTAACCCCCGAGCAACTAGAAATGATGTTGCAAAAGAATTAAGATATAGTGGATACAAAGATGTATCGGATTATACTGATAAATTAGGATTACATGAGTTTATACAAAAAAAAACTCTTAATGAAGATTTATTATTAGAAGGCGGAGCATATGGACATATGAGCCATCCCTTTGATGATATGGATTTAACTTTTGGTGATTTAAAAAATATTATTTCAAAAGCACTTAATGGTGATTTGGGAGTAGTAAGAGAAAAAACTGATGGACAAGCATTGGCAATCAGTTGGAAAAATGGTAGATTAATTGCAGCAAGAAACAAATCACATTTACAAAATGCCGGAGCAGGTGCAATGGGTATAGCTGATGTAGCATCTAAGTTTGGTGGTAGAGGTGCATTGACTGATGCATATAATTTCGCAATGAGAGATTTAACAGCAGCAATTAGTTCATTATCAGAAGCTCAAAGAAAAAAAATATTTAACGATGGTAGATGTTTTATGAATTTAGAAGTAATATGGCCTACATCGGTTAATGTTATTCCTTACGGACAAGCAATCTTAGTATTTCATAATACAACTTGTTATGATGATAAAGGAACTGCTATTGGAGCAAATCAGGGAGCAGCATCTCAATTAGCAGGAATGATTAAGCAAGTAAATGCAGATGTACAATCTAAATATACAATACAAGGGCCACCGGTAACATCAATACCAAAGAATGAAAACCTAAGCGGCAAGCAAGGTAAATACTTAGGTAAATTATCTAAACTACAATCTCAATTTGGATTGGCAGATAGTGATAACGTAGCCAATTATCATCAAGCATGGTGGGAAAATTTTATAAATACAAAATCACCTGAAAAAGTTGATAAATTGACAAGAGATGCGTTGGTTAGAAGATGGGCATTTGGTGAAAAGGCATTTAGATTAGATAAGAATAATATTACAAACGAAAAGATTTTAGCTTGGGCAATTAATAATGATAAAGTTAATGTAGCAAAACAACAAAAAGATAACATCAGACCATTTGAGGAAATATTCTTAGGTGTAGGTGCCGATATTTTAGATTTTGTTAGTTCAGTATTAACTGTACATCCTGATAAAGCAATTAGAGCTATGAAAGATAAATTTAAATCAGTTGCAGACCAAGTTAGAACAGCAGGAAATCCTACACAAATAGCAAAATTAAAAGCAGAATTAGCAAGATTAAATAAATTAGGCGGAGTAGATAGAATTGTAGCAAGTGAAGGATTAGTATTCTTTTATGGTGGAAAAACCTACAAACTTACAGGTACATTTGCACCACTTAATCAGATACTTGGTATTTTTTACGCTTAATTTGATATATATAATATAAACAATCAGTTATTAAAAGGTAATAGTATGGCAAAAAGAAAAAGTTTTGATGAGAAATCAAAAGGGATGCACAAATCTCGTAAACTCATTATAGACACTGTTTTTGGAAGAACGGATAATAACCAAACACAATTTGGTTATGAAGGTGAGGCTGAAAAGAAAAGAGAAGTTGGTGAAATTTGGACTGATAAGGAAGGTAAAGAGTGGGAGCAAAAAGAAGGGTATAAAACCAACGTTACCAGAATGGATGATATTAGAGCTTACTTAAATACATTAAGTAATTGTTCTAATAAAGATTGTACAATTGTTCAGTATAGTAATGCGGATAAAAAACTAATTCGTAAAACTGGTATGTGTACAACCTGTTTGGCTAAAGTTGAACAAGAATTAAGAGATGATGGTACATATCCATTTTATGAAGATTATAAAATAACTAGAAATAAGTTAGCTTATATTAGAGAAATGAAAGATAGATATGAAGAGGCATTGGGTGGTGTTTCAAAGCAAATTGAATTTTTAAATGAAGATGGGACATTGCAGACTTGGACATGGGATATTGATATTAAAAAAGTAAAAGAAGATTTACAAAAAGATATCCATAGTGCATATGAAGCAATTGAATTATTAATAGAAAGAAAAAGATTATTAGAAGAAAAATTGGTTGAGTTAAATCATTCAGAATTGATTAAAAAATAAAAAGTATGAAAAAATTATTGAATTTAAAAAACATTGCAATAGCATTATTAGTTGCAATAGTAGTTTTCCAACAATGTGGTGGAGATAAAAAAGTAACTGGCGAAATTGTAAAAGTTGATGGTAAAAAATATGAACTTATTAAACATGAAATTGATACAGTCGAAGTAGTTAAAACAAAAGTAGTAACTAAGAAAGGTGAAGATATCTATCACGAAACAATAAAAGAAGTAACCACCCCTGCAGTTGTAGATACTCAAGCTTTATTGCATGATTATTTTGTAAAAAATATTTATAAAGATACATTACATTTGCCAGATAGTTTAGGAATCGTATCTTTAATTGATACCATTTACCAAAATAAATTATTAGGTAGAACATTTAATGCAAATGTTAAACAAAGAATTATTAAAGAAACTACAATTGTAAAAGAATTACCTAAAACACAAGTATTCTACGGATTTAATGGTGGATTTAATAAAGAAGATGTAGTTTCAAATATTGGAGCTAGTTTATTGATTAAAAGTAAAAGTGATAAAATATTTCAAATAGGTATAGGAGTTGCTAATAAGCTTGGAAGCAATGGTACTAATGGTACATTGACTCCATATATTGGTGGTGGTGTATTTTGGAAAATAAAAGCTAAAAAATAATGGCAGTTCAAGGGCAACCTAAGAAGTCTTTAAAAGAAATAATAGCTGAAGAGTATCGTAAATGTGGGGCTGACCCCATTTACTTTATGAAAAAGTATTGTGTTATTCAACATCCGGTGAGAGGAAAAATACCCTTTCACCTTTATCCTTTCCAGGAAGATTGCTTAACGGACTTTAAAGATAATCGTTTTAACATTATCCTTAAATCCCGTCAGTTGGGTTTATCGACTTTATCTGCGGGATTTATTCTTTGGAAAATGTTATTTAATCAGGACTTTAACGCATTGGTAATTGCAACAAAAGTAACAGTAGCAAAAAACTTAGTGGAGAAAGTAAGAGTAATGCACGATTTATTACCAGTATGGTTAAGAGATGGTGGGAGTTCATCCGTTGAAGATAACAAACTTTCTCTTAAATTAAAAAATGGTTCACAGGTGAAAGCAATTGCATCTTCTCCCGATGCAGGACGTTCGGAAGCCCTATCCCTATTAGTAGTGGATGAGGCTGCATTCATTAGAGATATCGATGAAATTTGGTTATCAGCACAATCTACTCTATCAACGGGTGGAGCTGCAATCGTATTATCTACTCCAAATGGTGTGGGTAATTTCTTTCATAAAACTTGGGTAGCAGGTGAAAGTGGTGCAAATGGATTTAATTGTATCAATTTACATTGGACAAAACATCCTGAAAGAAATCAAGCATGGAGAGATGAACAAACTCGTATTTTAGGAGTCAAAGGAGCAGCACAAGAATGTGATTGTGACTTTATTGGTTCAGGTGATACCGTAATAGACCCGGCATTATTGACTTGGTATAAAGATACCTATGTTATGGAGCCGGTCGAAAAAAGAGGATTTGATAGTAACCTTTGGGTTTGGGAACATCCAAATTACAATAGACAATATATGGTATGTGCTGACGTTGCCCGTGGAGATGGAGCCGATTATTCTACTGCACAAGTAATTGATATCGAAGATTCATCGCAAGTAGCTGAGTATAGAGGTAAAATTGATACAAAAGATTTTGGAAATTTTTTAAATTCATTGGCAACCGAATATAATAACGCCCTATTAGTTGTGGAAAACTCAAACGTAGGTTGGGCATGTATTCAACAAATTATTAATAGAGGATATCAAAATCTATTCTATATGAGTAATGATTTAAAATATATTGATACGGAGAAACAAATGAGTAATAAATTTTATAGAGATGAAAAGCAAATGGTTGCAGGATTTTCTACAACATCTAAAACCCGACCTCTTATCATATCAGCATTAGATACATATATGACCGATAAAGATATCTTAATTCGTTCACAAAGACTCATAGATGAGTTATTTACATTTATTTGGAATAGTGGTAGGGCTGAAGCTATGAAGGGTTATAATGATGACCTTACAATGGCATTAGCAATTGGACTTTGGGTTCGTAATACAGCACTTCGTTTAAGACAAGAAGGAATTGATTTAACTAAAAGCATGTTAAACGCTTCTCAGATAAATCAGTATAAAGGATTCGTATCAACCGGCTATTTAAATAAGAACCCATATGAAATGGAATTAGGTAAAGGTGAGATTGAAAACTTAACTTGGTTGCTAAAGTAATTTTTTTATATTTATATATTGAAACTAGTCTAAATGAACGAAGACCTAAATAAATGGTTTAAAGAAAAATGGGTAAACATCGGAAAAAAAGTCGATGGTAAACACCCACCATGTGGAACTTCCGGTGGTAAAAGTGGTTATGCAAAATGTGTACCAGCAGCAAAAGCAGCTAGTATGAGTAAAAAGGAGAAAGAAAGTGCAACTCGTAGAAAAAGAGCAGCACAAAATGATGCAGGAAGAGGTGGTAAAGATAGTAGTGGACAAGGTAAAACGCCTATATATGTTTCTACTAAACCAAAAAATGAAGAATGGAGTCAAAAATATAAAAATAGTATAGATTGTAATAATCCAAAAGGTTTCTCTCAAAAAGCACATTGCGCCGGAAAGAAAAAAAATGAAACTATGAATATAGAAGAAAAACTAAATTTATTTTTAGAAAAGAATTGCCCTACTGATGCAGGAAAATGGGCAGCATCAAAAGCAGCAGCAAAATCTAAATTTGATGTATATCCTTCAGCATACGCAAATGGTTGGGCTGCAAAAAATTATAAAGGTAAAGGCGGTGGTTGGAAAACCTGTAATGAAGGAGAAGCTAATGCATTGTGTGAGGATTGTTGGGATGGATATAAGCAAGTTGGTGGTAAAATGAAAAATGATAAAATGGTGCCGAATTGTGTACCTGTAAAAGAAAATGATGAAACTATGAAACTAATAAATTTAATTCCTGGTAAAGATATAAAAGAGGATATAAATAGTGATGATGATGTAAACTATGGTTTAGTTGAACCTGAAGAATATGATGTTGAAGATGAGGATATGGCAGATTTCATTGATTTTATGAGAGGATATGATAAAAACCTAAATGAAGGATGTCAATGTTTGAGAGAAGCTGAGTATCAAGGTAGAGAAGTTCAATTGGGTAAACCAATGCAAGGTGATGTTAAGAAATTCAAAGTATATGTTAAAAATCCAGCAGGAAATGTTGTTAAAGTAAATTTTGGTCAAAAAGGAATGAAAATTAGAAAATCAAATCCAGCTGCTAGAAAATCATTTAGAGCAAGAATGAATTGTGATAATCCAGGTCCAAGAACAAAAGCAAATTATTGGAGTTGTAGGAAATGGTAATATTTGGTAAACTCAAATATTTTCCGTATCTTTAGAAAAATATAAAACAAAAATGGCAGCAGATAAATCAATATTAGGTAGGTTACAAAAATTATTTTCAACAAATACCATAGTTCGTAAAACAGCAGATGGAGTTAAAGTCATTGATACCGATGAGTATCAAAATATGACTACTAACTTAGTAGACCGTTTTATGAAATTAAAAGTAACCAATTATGGAACAGGCCAATTAGAATCATCGATGGCATATCAGCAAGTTAGAATTGACTTGTTTAGAGATTATGATTCAATGGATACCGACCCGATTTTAGCATCAGCATTGGATGTATATGCAGATGAAGCAACTGCAAGAAACGAAATGGGTAATGTATTAAAAATCCATCACGAAGATGATAACATCAAACAAATTTTAGAAAATTTATTTTACGATATTCTTAATGTAGAATTCAATTTATGGCCTTGGACAAGAAACTTGGTTAAATATGGTGATTTCTTTTTACAATTAGAAATATCAGCAGAAGAAGGTATTGGTATTGTAAATATAATGCCATTATCAACATATGAAGTTAGTAGAGTTGAAGGATTTGATATAGATAATCCTCAACGAGTTAAATTTATTTATGCACCATACCAAAACCCATTAGGAGCATATGGTATGAGTCCAAAAAAAGAATTTGAAAACTATGAGATGGCTCACTTCCGTTTAAATTCAGATTCAAACTTCTTACCATATGGTAAATCAATGATAGAAGGTGCAAGGAGAGTTTGGAAACAATTAATGTTGATGGAAGATGCAATGTTAATCCATAGAGTAATGAGAGCACCTGAAAAGAGAATCTTTAAAGTTGATGTTGGTAACATTCCACCAAACGAAGTGGATAACTACATGCAAAAGATTATTAACTCATCTAAAAAAGTTCCTTTTGTTGATGAAAGAACGGGTGAGTATAACTTAAAGTACAATATGCAAAACCTTATTGAAGATTATTATATGCCAGTTCGTGGTAATGATAATGGTACTTCAATTGATACTCTAAAAGGTTTAGAATATAATATGATTGATGATATCAATTACTTAAAAGGTAAAATGATGGCATCTTTAAAAATACCAAAAGCTTATTTAGGATATGAAGAAGATACCAATGGTAAAGCAACATTGGCAGCAATGGATATCCGTTTTGCAAAAACAATTGAAAGAGTTCAAAGAGTAATTATTTCAGAATTAACTAAAATTGCAATTGTACATTTATATGCACAAGGTATTGATGATGATAGATTAACTAATTTTTCACTAGAATTAACTATTCCATCTAAAATCTATGAACAAGAGCAAGTTGAATTATACACTTCTAAAGTAGCATTAATTCAACAAATGCAACAAACTAAAATGTTTTCAAAAGAGTGGATGTACGAAGCAGTAATGAAAATGGCTAAAGATGAACAAGATACGATGACATTACAAGTATTAGATGATACTAAGCAAACATTCCGTTTAACATCAATTGAAACACAAGGTGTAGACCCTGCTAAAGAAACAGGAACTGAAGAACCTACAAATGTAGAAGAAGAATTGGATAGATTAAAAACTGAATTAGAAGAAGAAGGTAAAGTTGGTAGACCTAAAGACCCTATTAGATATGGTAAAGACGACCATCCACAGGGACGTGACCCATTGGGTATTAAAACCCTTAAACAAAAAGAAGATTCAGTAAAATACAGACCAAGAACAAATTACCAAGAGATATTTAAGGATATGAAAGGTGGTAAAAAGAGAATTTTGACAGAAGATATAAATAAAAAGTAGGAAACCAATAGAAAAATATATTTATATCTGATAAATCATACAATTTGATGAAAAAAATAAAACATTCGAAATTTAAAAACACTGGGTTTATATTTGAATTATTAGTAAGACAGATTACATCAGAAATCATGTCTGCAAATAAATCAGTAGCCGAGCGAATTTTAAAAGAACATTTTAATTCTAAAAAAGAACTTTCAAAAGAATTAAAATTATATCAGTATTTAATTAACGAAAAATATAATTCAGAATCAAAAGCTGAAAAATTTATAGATACTATATTAGAAGCTCGTAAAAGATTAGATGAAACTAAGCTTACAAGAGAAAAATATAATCTTATAAAAGAAATCAAAGATACTTACAATTTGGAAGAATTTATTAAATCTCCAATTTCTAATTATAAAACATTGGCATCTATTTACAAAGTATTTGAAGTAGCTAGTACAAATGAACAATACGACCCAACTGATATTGTAAGTTCTCGTTTTACAATAACCGAAAGCATTATAAATTCTTCTATTCAAAATAAAGATGTAAAACTGAAGGATTTGGTAATGGAAGAATATAAGAAACAAGATGAAGATTTAAGAGCAGTTTCTTATAAATTATTAGTTGAATCATTTAATAACAAATATAAAAATCTTACTAATGACCAAAAAGGATTATTAAGAGAGTATATAAATAATATTAATAATACTGGTAAGTTAAATGAATACGTTTCAAATGAAATTACTAAATTAATCAATGGATTAAAAGAAGTAGGTTCTAAAATAACTGATAAAGTAACTCAAATTAAATTAGCAGAAACTATCTCTAATGTACGAAAAGTTAAATCAGTAAAAAAAATAAAAGAACAACACTTATCAGCATTAATGATGACTTATGAGTTATTAAGTGAATTAAAACAATCGATAAAAAAATAAAAAATGGTAAATTATAGAATTTTCAACGCAAAAGAATATACCACAGGACAATCCGGTTCTTTAGAAAGAGCATGGGGAGTAATGAGAGGTTCGGCAATTTGTTCAGGTTCAATAACATTGGAAGGTGTTGTTGATAATAACCTAAGTGGTACAATTGCACAAACAAGCAATCACTCTACTTTAAAATTAGAACACTTAGCAGTAGGGGAGCCAGTTCCTTGTTATGTTAGAAGTATTGTAGTAACAGCAGGTTCAGCATATTTATTAGCATAATAAACAAATTAACAATGCCAGCAGTATCTAAAGCACAACAAAGATTTATGGGAATGGTTCATGCCGCTCAAAAGGGCGATATGGAAAATCCATCTCCAGAAGTTTCTAAAGCAGCAGATTCGATGAGTGATAAAGATGCTAAAGATTTTGCATCAACCAAACATAAAGGTTTACCAGACCACGTTAAAGAAGCACTTATTCAAAAACTAAAAGAAAGAATTAGAGGAATCGTTAGAGAAATGAATGGTACGGATAGTGCAGAAGGATACGGAACTCCATTTGCATTCACTCCAAAAGGTGGTGAAAAAGCTAAAGCTAAAAAACAAGCTGACCTTACAGGATATAGTGTAGTACAAGAAAATCGTTGGGTAGATTTAAAAAAAGAAGATTCAACTCCAATTGCAAAAGTAAATAGAGGTATATCCAATGTTAATAAACAGCTTGCAGAAATTGAAAAATTCTTAGGTTGGTATGGTAGATTGAAGAATGAAAATGGGGTAACAAACGAACATTTTTGGAAAAGAACAAATAGTAATATTTATAAGATAAAGGAACGTCTTATTAAATTAGAACAACAAATCCGTAAAATATCAGAATAATGAAGAGCTCAGAATTAAAAGAACTTATTAAGCAAGTTATAAAAGAAGAAAGTGAATATAATAAATTATTTGCTCACATGCTTAAAAGAACCCATAAAGGATTGAATGATATGTCCAGTATGGAAAAAAGTAAATTCTTCAATGCAGTAGATAAAGCATATAAAGCTAAAAACGAAGGTAGATTACAGGGATATAACGAAGATTTAACTGCCGGCCAAAAGAAAATAGATACCGATGGTGATGGTGAAATTGAAGGTTCAGATTTAGCAGCATTAAGAAATAAAAAATAATGAATAAAGGATTATTGATAGAAACGCATTTGTTTGAAGCAAAACTCCAGCAAGAAGAAAATGGAACTTATTTAGTTAAGGGAATCCTACAAAGAGCAGGTGCTCCAAATCAAAATCATAGAAGATATCCTAAAGGAATATTAGAAAGAGAGTGTAAAAAATACGAACAACTTATTAAAGAAAGAAGAGCATTAGGTGAATTAGACCATCCAGATTCTCCCGTTATCAACCTAAAGAATGTTTCTCATAATATTAGAGAAATTTATTGGGAAGGGGATGATGTATGTGGCGTAGTAGAAATACTTTCAACTCCATCTGGAAATATTTTAAAAGAATTATTAAAAAATAATATTCGTTTAGGAATTTCATCAAGAGGGTTAGGTTCAGTAAAAGAGCTATCAGACGGAACTGTAATGGTTCAGGAAGACTTTGAATTAGTTGGATGGGATTTTGTATCCAATCCATCAACACATGGAGCATTTATGGCACCATTGCAAGAATCAAAGCAATGGGCAAAAATAGCAGAGGAATGTGGTAAGTGGTGTCGTTCACAAGATTTGATGAGAGAAATTATAATTGAATTAAATTAATAATATGATACGTTTAAGAGATTTATTAAATGAAACTGAAGAGTTTCAACAACTTCCAACTGAATTGAAAAAGCATTTCTTAGAAATCATTTCAACATATAATCAGCATAGAGAAGGTATGAGTAGAAAATCTGATATTATGCAAGTAGCAGAAACATTGGGTGGAATTGCAGATGCAGCACAAGAATATACTTTAAGAGAAGGTGGTGATTGGTTCGATAGAGTTACAATCAAACGTAATATGAACGAATTAAAAAAATTACAATCAAGTTTTGAAAAGGAAGCAGTGGATGCAAAAGCTCAACAACAAAGATTAGAAGCTCTATATGAAGATATGGGACATGTTTTAGGAAGATACTTTGAAATAGCAGATTTATCAGAAGATGTTATGAAACAAAGATTAGGATTAAAATAAAATAAATAAAATGGAACAATTAGCATCTTTATTTTTTCATAGTAGAACACAGGCACATGTATTTCATTTAGGAGTAAAAGGCCCAGGAGCGTTTGCAGCACATTCTGCATTAAATACATATTATGACGAAATTGTTGGTTTAATAGATGGTTTAGTAGAATCATATCAAGGAAAATATGGTTTAATTAAATTTCAACCTGTAAATGGTTTAGATACCAATTGTGATATTAAAAACATAATTGCATATTTTGAAAAATTATGTGTAGCATTGGAAAAATTAAGACAAGACAAAAAATTACAAGATAGTTGGATTCAAAACCAAATAGATAATATTTCCGAATTATTATATTCAACGAAATATAAATTAGTAAATTTACAATAATATGAAATTAGTAAATCTTATACCACTACAAGAAGTAGAAGGACCTTCTCAGAGAGAAGTTAAAGCATTTAATCCAATAGCTAAAGAATATTTAGAAGCATTGGCTAAATACCAAACTTTATCAGATAGACAAAAGGATTTAACAAAACCATATTTTGGTGCAAAAACTGAAGAAGATAGGCAAAAAGCATTAGTTAATTTAAAAGCTAATCAAAATAATTTATCTAAAGCTAAAGATTTCTTAGATAGAATCGAAGCTAAATATGAAAGAGCATTAGAAAACGCATTAGGTTAATATATGTTGATAGTTGATATCAAAAACGGAAATATAGAATCGGCTTTAAAAGAATATAAACGCAAAATTCAAAAATTAAAGCAAGTAGAAGAACTGAGAGAACGAAAAGAATTTATAAAAAAATCAGTTAAAAAGCGGTTACAAAAGGAAGAAGCTAAAAGAAAAAATAAATATTTTTTATAATTTATATACATTTTCTTTAGTTTTCTAAAAAATTTACATACTTATTATCAAATATCCCATTCATATGGGATTACTTTTAAGACAATAGTTGATTAATGAATACCCTTCTCTATAAGGTGTGACCGAACAATCATCATAATTACATTGGAGTTCCCAAGAGAATAACTTCACAAACAAATTTAAGGAAAAAACAAGATGGCAAATTCAAAATTATTGAAAGAAGCAATCGCCGATGCTAAAGCCGTAAAGGAAACAGCATTAGCAAACGCAAAACTCGCTCTTGAAGAGGCATTTACTCCTAGACTTCAATCTATGTTATCTCAAAAGATGAGAGCAGAAGCTGAAGCAGAGGATATGGATGTTGACAAAGTAGATGAGGAATTAAGTTCAGATGGTATTGGCTCTAAAGTAGGAGTTGATGCAGCTGAAACACCTGGTGCACAACCAACTTTAGATGCAGACACTGATTTATCAGTAGGTGTAACTAAGGATAGTGGTAAACCAGAACAAGCTGGAACTGACTACAAAAAAGTAGCAGATATTTCAGAAGAAGAAAATCCTTTTGCTGATAAGGAAGATGACAAAGATGCAGAAATTGCAGAATTGAAAGCTAGATTGGCAGAATTGGAAGGTGAAGATTCAGAAGAGTCTGACCATAACGCAATGCCTGATGCATCTATGGGAGCTGATAACAACGACCCTTTCGCAGGAATGGGTGGTGACCATGCTGAGCCGGATGCAGACAATGCAGGTGGTGAAAGCGATATGGATTCAGATAACGAAGATGACATGGATTTGGAAGCTATCATCAGAGAGTTAGAAGCTCAATTAGATGGTGGTGAAGATGAAATGGAAGAAGCTGATGAAGCTCCAGAAGAAAATCCTGATGCAGAAAAAATTGCAGAATTGAAAAGACAATTAGCTGAATTAGAAGGTGAAGATTCTGAAGAAGAAAAATCAGCAACTTATGAAGCAAAAAAATCAGTAAAAAAAGAAAACTATACCGATGGTGCCGAAGCTGGTACTGATACGGATGGTGAAAAGGTAATTGACTTAGAAGAAATTTTAAGAGAAATGGAAGCTGATATGAAAGGTGATGATGAGAAAATGGATGAAGCTGAAGAAGAAGAAAAAGAAAAAGAACTTAATGAAGCTTACAACACTATCAAATCATTACAAAAAACTATCAACGAAGTAAACTTATTAAACGCTAAGTTATTATTCGCAAACAAATTATTCAGAGCTCATAACATGACTAACGAACAGAAAGTTAAAGTTATCGAAACTTTGGATAGAACAAATTCAGTTAGAGAAGTGAAATTGGTTTACTCTACATTAGCAGAGAATTTCAAATATTCAATATCTAACAAATCTACTAAAAAATCTATTTCTGAAGGAATCGCTAGCAAAGTAACAAAATCTACTAAGCCAGCTGTAACTAAGCAAGTAATTGCTGAATCTACAAACTTCTCTGACAGATTTAAAAAATTAGCAGGTATAATTAAATAATTAATCAAACAAAAACAAATAAATTCATTCAAAATGGACTTAAAAAAATTAATGACTGGCGCAAATCCTCAGACTCTTATGTTAGAGCAAACAAGAGGTTTGAAAGCTAAGTGGGAAAAAACAGGTTTGTTAGAGAACGCAGGTTCTGAAACAACTAAGCATGGTATGGCAGTAATGTTAGAAAACCAAGCAAAACAATTATTAGATGAGGCAACTCGTACTGGTACTTCAGCAGGTTCTGAAGAGTGGGCAGGTGTAGCATTACCATTGGTAAGACGTATCTTCGGTTCTATTGCAGCGAAAGAATTCGTTTCGGTTCAACCAATGAACTTACCTTCAGGTCTTATTTTCTACATGGACTTTAAATATGGTTCAAACCCAGCGGGTAATCCTGATTTTACAGGTTCTTCTTTGTTCGGTAATGGTGGAACTTTTGGTAAAGATTCTTTATCTCCATCAGGTAACAAATTAGGTTCTACACAAGATACAGCAGGTGGCTTGTATGGTGCAGGACGTTTTGGATACACAATCAACAACGCTACTTCAGCTTCTAATGCAACTGTTGCATCAGCATCTTTAGCTGATTTTGATTGGGATTTATCTAACTCTACTGTTTCTGCTTCATTTGCAGCTAACACTTTGAAAAAAGTAACTATTGCATTACCTGGTGATGCTGATTTCGCTGGTATTAGAGCATTTGAATTAGCATTGTCTTCTTCAACTTCTGCTTATACAATGTTTCCTCAGTACACTACTAAGAATGGTAACAATGTTGAATTCGTTTCAACTGTAACTGGTACAGGTTCTGCAGGTTCTAACTTCTCAACTTTATATTACCATACTCAGCCAACAGCTGCATTAAGAGGTGATTTTGAAGATAGAGGTCGTGATTTGGCTATTCCAGAAATCGAATTAGAATTGAAATCAGAACCAATCGTTGCTAAGACTCGTAAGTTAAAAGCAATTTGGACTCCTGAATTGGCACAAGATTTGAACGCATATCACTCTGTAGATGCAGAAGCTGAATTGACTCAAATGTTAAGTGAGTACATCTCTTTAGAAATCGATTTAGAAATCTTAGAAATGTTACAACAAAACGCTTTCACAACTGAATACTGGTCAGCAAAAGTTGGATACGATTGGAACGGAAACGGATTCTCTATCGACGCTAACGCAGCTGCAGCAAGTGCATACCAAAAGAGCACTTGGTTCCAGACTTTAGGTATCAAATTACAAAAGGTATCTAATAAAATTCACCAATTAACAATGAGAGGTGGTGCAAACTTCGTAGTAGTTTCTCCTAACGTTGCAACTATCTTAGAATCAATGAATGGTTTCTCTGCTAACCCAGGAAAAGATGCATTGACTTTTGCAGCAGGTGTAACAAATATCGGACAAATCTCTAATAGATACGATGTTTACAAAAACCCTTATATGACTGAGAACGTATTATTAATGGGCTTCAAAGGTTCTAACTTCTTCGAAACCGGAGCAGTTTACGCACCTTATGTACCATTGATTATGACTCCATTAGTGTACGACCCAACTAACTTCACTCCAAGAAGAGGAGTTATGACTCGTTACGCTAAGAAATTAGTAAGACCAGAATTCTACGGTAAAGTAGTAATTGACGGTTTAGAAACTCTTTAATCTTAACGGATTAGGATAATCGGAAAGAGGGGATAGAAATATCTCCTCTTTTTTTATGTGCATACTAATCTCACTTCTTTTTTTATTCTTATATTTATAGTAGTAAAACTATAATTAAGAATTATGTCTGTAAACACATATTGGTCAGGCGCAGCATCAGGTTCATTCATATCCGGCTCATCAACTCCCTTTGGATTATATGATGCTGATACTGATTTCAGAAACGATGCACCTAAGACCGCTACATGGGTAGCAAAACGATTAGGATATCCAATTATTAATGTTGAATTAGATAACGAACAAATATTTGCATGTTTTGAGGAATCAACATCAGAATATTCTGCGCAAGTAAATCAATTTAATCTTAGAAATAACTTAGATATTCTTAGAGGAAAACCTAAAAGTAAAAGTACAAATTACTCACAAACACTTGTAGATGGTTCATATTTACCAACTGCAATTCGTATGTCCCAACAATATGGGACTCAAGCGGGTGTAGGTGGGTCAACAGCAATTAAAAAAGCTTACATAAATTTAGTTCCGGGGCAACAAGTTTATAATATAATGAGTGCATCAATAGATGTAGAAACTTCTGCATCTTTTACAACATTATTTACGGGTAGTTCTACCATCGATGTAACGAGAGTATTTCATGAAGCAACTCCGGCAATTGCACGTTTCTTCGACCCATATTCAGTTGGAGCACAGGGTACATTGAATTTAATGAGTGAATTAGGATTTGGTAATTTCTCACCTGCTGCACAATTTTTAATGATGCCTCTATATGAAGATGTATTAAGAATGCAAGCAATTGAATTTAATGATATAATTCGTAAATCAGCTCATAGTTTTAATATAGTAGATAATAAATTAGAAATATTTCCAATACCAACAGTAAATACATTATCAAAAATATATTTTGAGTATATGAGTAGAGATGAATTTGAACAAGATTCCATTACAGTTCAACCAAATTCACTTTCTGATTATTCTGATATCCCATATAATTTTATTCAATATTCAAATATAAATGATGTTGGTAAGCAATGGATTAGAAAATATACATTGGCACTTTCAAAAGAATTATTAGGAGCAATTAGAGAAAAATATAGTTCAGTTCCAATTCCAGATGGAGAGGTTAATTTAGATGGAGCAGCATTAAGAGCAGAAGCACAGGTGGAAAAAGATATGTTAATGACTCAATTAAGAGAGAATTTGGAAGAGATGAGTAGAAAAAATGTGATGACAAATAAAAACGATGAAGCCAACCATCACCAAGAAATGTTAAGAAAAGTTCCTTTAAAAATATATGTAGGATAATATGCCAAAATTTATATTAGCAAGAGATGTAGATTTTTTTAAATCAATAGCTAGAGAATTAGTTGATGATGTAGTTCAAAATATAATTACTTTGTTTAAGGTTAATTTAAACGAAACAAAAGTAAACATATATGGAGAGGCTATGAATAAAACTTGGTTACCTGGTGTAAATCTATATGCTCTAATTGAAAAATCAGCTGAATCGGCTAGATATGAAGGATTTGGTGCGGATACCGACCAAAATATTACATTTAAAGTTGATAGATTCAAATGTGAAGAAATTAATGTATATCCTGAAATAGGTGATATTATATTTTTCAATGAGGCTTATTTTGAAATTGATAATACAACTGAAATTCAATTCGCAGGTGGACAACCTTATAATAGTTTCAGTATTGTTATAACGGCATTTATGATATCTAAATCTAATCTTAACATAGAAGAAAGAATTAAATAATTATGGCAACTAATCCATTAAGAAAAGATTTAAATAGAGCAAATCAAATTAAATCTTCAAAAACCGATATAAAGCAAAGTGTATCTCTCTTTGATGTAGATTATGCTATAATGACTTATTTAGAAAATGTGGTATTGCCCACATTGGATGATAATGGTAAGGCACTAAAGATTCCCGTTATATATGGTAACTCCGAAAGATGGAATGGTGCTCGTAGACAGGGTATATATAGAGATTTACACGGCAAAATCCAATTACCACTAATAATGATTAAAAGAACATCGGTGGCTAAAAATGAAACTATGCCTATGTTAAATAGACACGTTTCATATCAAGCAGTTACAAAATATTCAAAAGATAATCGATATAGTAGATTTACTCTTTTGGGAAAAGCAACCGCACCAAAATACGAAATTCATAATATAACAATGCCAGATTATGTAGAAATAAACTACGAATGTATGGGTTGGACTAATTATACAGAACATCTTAATTCAGTAATTGAATCTTTAACTTACTCATCCGATGAATATTGGGGTGATAAACAAAAATTTAAATTCAATACAACAATTGCAGATTATAATGTAATAAATGAAGTAGGGGAAGGAACTGAAAGAATTAATAGAGTTGAATTTACTTTAAATGTTAAAGCATATTTACTTCCAGAAAAATTTGATGGAGAAGCTACAACTAAAAAATCATTTAATAGTAGTAAAATAGTTGTTGCAACGGAAACAGATGTGACTGCAAATGGCAGATTAGAAGGTTTACTTACAACTCCATCTCCATATTATGATAATAAAGATTTAATTGATTTTCTTTCAATAAATAATAGTAAAGTAGGAAATCCTAGCACAAATAATACTATAACTTTTACAGGTATTAAATTAATAGAAGCCCCTACTCAATTACAATCAGTAATATCAGCTGGATTATTAGTAAATGGTACAACATATGATGCTAAAATTTATATAAATGGCGTAAGATATTATCAAACTACACATTTTACTTGTACAGGCACTGCAAATAGTTTAACAATTAATTTTATTTCTGCTAATTTAGGATATAATGTAGTATCGACTGATGAAATTATTATAACTGGTAAATTCTTAGATGTATAATGAAAAGAACTTTAACAGATATTACACAAAAATTATTTAGAAAACCAATAATGGCAGTTTTAATTCCAAAAGATTTAAATCATTCCGATTATTGGATTTACGAAGCTCCAAATTATAGATTGGTAAATATATTACGTGAAATTGAATTAAGAGATTCGCAAGATAGATTATTGGTTATGGTAAATACACAAGGAATAACTCCAAGAGATTATATAGTTGAGGAAGGTGGAAATGGGTTATTAATTAAATTTATAAAATCACATTTTGAATACACATTAGATGATGATGATTATATTGAAATACATGGAGATATAGAAAAATATGCTTAAACAATTTAATTCAAATGCCAGAAAACTAAATAGGATTATACCAAAAATAAATCCTAATAATTTGGTGTCTACGGATTTGACTGGAAGTTTAGCAAATATTGAAATTCCAACAAATACTAAATTTGAATCACATACTCGTTCAAATCCAAACCCAATAAAATTAGTAAATAATAAATCTAAGATTGATAATTTTCATTCAGAATTATTAAATTATAGTGCTAGAAAAAATGAACGATATGTGGATGGATTTGATAATATAGCAAATACATTAACTATTAATAATGTTGTATTAGATTATGGAACTGAAGGAGCTACTTCAAGTAATTTTGAAATATTAGTATTTGGTTTACATATTCCAGGAAATTTTACAATTAAAGAAGTAGGAAATGATGTAGTAATAAAATTAAACGATAAATATATTGATTTTGATAATGTAACTGTTAATGATATTTATGTTATAGGTAAATTTAAATAAATGGCAAATTTAATAAGATTAAAACAAATAGAAGGTAGTACACAATTAGAAGCTGCAGTAAGTGCCGGTAATGCTATTAGTGCATCGGGTGGTAGCTTTCAACAGGCAATAAGTACGGCTGTATCTGCATCTATACAAACATCACTATCATCATCTATAACTGATATCGTAAGTGCATCTTTAAGTGGTGCTTTATCCATAATTGCAACGGATGTAGAAGTTTTAGCAGTAAGTGCATCCATTGCAGCAACTAATTTAACAATAAGTTCTTCAATAAGTTCGTCAAACTATAATTTAAGTTCATCGGTAAGTACAAGTTTAAGTTTAATAAGTTCTTCAATTGCAAGTGTGACTGGAGATTTTAGTTCTTCGGTAGCTAGAACATTTGCAACACAAAGTTTAAATTTGACATCAGTAAGTTCATCATTAAGTGCATTTACATCTTCAATTGGTTTGACTATTAAAAATAAATTAAATACGGAAAATGTAATTACATCATCTCATCAATTAGATGGAAGTATTATTAATAACTTAACATTGGGTACAACGGGTGATGCATATTCATTAATAGTAAGTGGAGCATTGGCAGTTGTAGATGCAGATATCACAATAAGTGGTTCTCAATACAATGTAGGTGGCCAAATTTGGGTAAATGGACAAACAGGTTCTGCAGGAAATCCACCATCCGAACCATATGATAATGTTGGAAATACACAAGCAGATATTATTGACCAGGGGGAATGGTAATATTATGAAATAAAATATATTAAGTAATTGATTTTTTATATGTAAATTTCATATTTATAGATTGAAAACACTTATCAACGGAGATAACTAAATTAAAATATGGCACAAATAATTAAACACAGACGTGGTAGTTTAGAAAGATTATCCGCTGTTACATCATCATTTCAAAAAGGTGAAATTGTAATAGCATCTGGCTCATCGAATCTTACAACAACCAATGGTTCATCAATCCTATTCGCAGTAGTAGAAAGCGGTTCGGTAAGAGCGGTAAATAGAGTTTTAAGAGGCACTAACGCACCAAATGTGTTTAGTGGTTCTGTATATAACGGAATGGTAGATGGTGTTCCTTACTATGCAAGTGGTAGTCAAACATTATATTTATTAGGTTCTGATAGAAACGAAGCAATTGATTTGACGGGTAATATTGGAACATTTTCGGGTTCAGTAGCACAATCAGTTACAAGTTTAAGTGCAAGTATAGCAGCTAATACAGGTATATTTACATCAGCAAGTGTTCCTGGAACTATTAGTGGTTCTGTAT